ATGGATAAAATACTCAAAATTTTACAGACCGAATACGCTACCGAATACACTTTCGAATACGATATGAGTAACAAAGGTCAGTTCACAAAACCTAAGATATACGACGCTGGAGGGGATCTCTCCAAGCGCTGGTATATTTATTATTCCTATCGCCACCCACATACAGGAAAGCTCGTTCGGCAAAATCCCATTTACCTAAAAATCAATAGATCCTTCAAAACCCTTTCCCAGAGGCGTACAGTAATCAGGAGACTCCGTGATATACTGGAGCGCAAGCTCAGAGAGGGATACAATCCTTATGAGGACAGATACACTGAGAACAAGCTCCTCTCCATTCACGAGGCTTTCGATTTGTCACTGACACATGCTCAGGCTACGATGAAAGAAAGCTCTTTCAAGAACCACCAATATCGTATCCGTACCTTTGAAAAATGGCTCGAACAAAACAACTTCAAAGGGCGAGCTGTTACCGCTATTACCAAAAAAACAGCTACCAATTTCCTTAACGATATTCTCCTTAAGACAAGTCCTAAGAACAGGAATAATACCCGTGCTGCTCTCTCTATCCTTTTCAAGTACTTAGAGGATAACCAGCATGTCCCTAACAATTTCATTTCATCTATTCCAGTACTTAAGACCGATCCACACCGCAATAAAACCTATACCAAGGTACAAGAGGATACCCTCTTCGAATACATTGGCCAACATGATCCACAGCTACTGCTCTTCATCAAGTTCATTAGCTATAACTTTCTGCGCCCTATCGAGGTCTGCCGCCTACAAGTCAAAGATATATCCTTAGAAGAGAAGCGCTTGACCTTCGAGGCAAAGAATAAAGCCAGAAAAACCAAAATCATTCCCGAAATACTCCTCTCCGAACTCCTATACCTCAAGGGAGCAGACCCTAACCATTTCCTTTTTGCCCCCGAGGGCTTAGGCCCTTGGAACACCACGGAAACCAATAAGCGTGATTACTGGAGCAAAAGATTCAAAAAAGTCAAAGAACATTTTTCACTGGGCGAGGACTACGGGCTCTATTCCTTCCGACATACTTCCATTACCAAACTATACCGCAAGCTCCGCGAGCAGTACCCACCCCTTGAGACCAAGAGCCGCCTAATGCTCATCACAGGACATGCTACTTTTGCAGCCCTTGAGAAGTACCTCCGTGACATCGACGCCGAGCTCCCAGAGGACTACTCCCAACTGATCAGTGATTAGTGATTAGCAACTAAAAACTAACAACTAACAACTAAAAACTAATTATTGTATTCCTCGTAAAATTCCTCGATCTCTTCCAAGTGCTTCTGAGTGATGAAAGACAGTGACAGTATCCGAGAGAATACGAACCTGACCAGCGTTTTTTCTTCTTCATCAAAGAAAGAACTATCCTCTAACAGATCCGGAAACTGAAACAGCCTTTCCTGTATATCCTCCGATTGTGAAATCTTGTTGGCTATTTCGCAGAGCCAGCCAGAGAGCTTTATCCCCAGCTGCTCATTCAGTGGGCGGGGTAGTTTGTTGTCCATTCTCATAGCGCAGCCCTCCTTTCTTTTTGGTTCTGGGAAATGTAGTAAGCTCCGTAAGCGTGTATCACAGCAATTGGGAATGAGGGATCAGAAGTCGTCCCCGCAGAAGTGGATACATGCCACTGCCCATCACGATAGGCAAGCAGGAAGTTACACGCGGTATCCTTGAGCAAAAAGTGAAAACATTCCCGTGCGATGACATCCACCACCGCAGGATCGTCCGCAGGTTCATAATCATCAGGCACATTTATGCAGCCCGAAACATTTTGAAGAAATAGCCGATCCGTGCGACCAGCTGTCCACGATATAGCCTTGGCTACATGGTGAGAGGTTAGAGGTTTGAACATAGTATAAAAAATAAAAAAGCGTGAGTAGGTGCTGTTCAAACCTTGCCGGATATATCCGCAAATTTTGCTATATATTACTATATAGCTACACCCTCACGCTGTGAGTATTCGAAAATCTTTATGTGATATGCGGACACGAAAAAGCCGCAAAGTTTGAACGCTGCAAAGGTACAACTTTTTTCTATATACACATACCTATTGAAAGTTATTTTTTTGTTAATTTTCGGTTCCTCTTATTTTTATCTATCTCTTTTTGTATATAAAAGAAGAGAATTATACTTATAAAAATTAAAATAATTGAAATATAAAGAGTAGGATTAGAGCTCTCTGTATCAAAGAAGTAAATAAGAAGACCTATACCCCCTATTAACCCCGATAAACAGCCCGCAGAAGAAAAAGGAGCTAATTTCTTATCTTGTTCTTCTTTCTTTTTTCTTCTTTCTATCCACTTTTTCTCATTTTCTTCTCTTATTCTAATATCTTCTTCAAGAGTATATCCATCACTAAGGATCAATTCTTTTTCATATTCCGATAATGATTTCCCATCGTCTCCAATCACCTCTACCCCTTCTATCAATAAGGATTTATCTTTTAGATAATTCGTTTTCTTTATATATTTTTTCTTTGTTAAGAAAATTTCTATTCTACAACGAGATTCACTAACTTTTTTTATACGAGCTTCTACTGCATAATCTTCATTTCGCAGGTAATTTATGATTTTCGAAGAGTTCTCTTTATTGAGTTCTCCAATTTTTATAGCACCAACTTTATATACCTCAACAATCTCATTGGAAATTTTTAGAAAAAGAAGGTCAAATTCGCATAAATCATAAAGTTTTCCCATATTTAAATTGGTCAAAGAACAAGTGATTTCAGAATCTTCTCCTATGGGGAATCCAAAAATATATTTATCATAATTGGTAATATAATCCCCTAAAAAAACAGGAACAGGCGCTACAAAATCCTTATTCTTCTTGAATACCTCTATAATAACAACCACAGCAAGCTTTATCCTTTCCTTTATGTAATGCTTTTTGAGTGATGTTTTTATATAAAATTTATCAGGTTCTTTTAAATAAGGTAATAGTTCTTCTCCATCTTCAGAAAATAATTCTCCTATTATTCCCAAATTACTTTTTACCAAAATTTCATCATACCCATTAGAATTAACTGAAAGCTCCAAATACAAGGGCTGATCAGGATACAATTTTTCTATGAGAGTTCGATACTTATCATATCCTTTTAAAGTTACATCTAAAATAGTTTCTCTATTCATGATCTATACTATTTAAAGTTCATTTTATTAATTTTGATTTAGTTATACAATGCCTATCAACAATGATAGTAATCCGTCATAAAAGTACGACTTTTTTTAAAACTATAAAAATATTTTTTTTGATTTTTTTATACTATAATATAATAGGTAAAAAAGGGGGCGTGTATTGTCTAAACAGACAATGCACGCCCCCACAAGCAAAGGGACAACTTTGGAAAAAATATTTTTTTTAACACCTTCCCCTATTTATGATATAAAAAAATTGTATATTTTTGCACTTATATTTTGCACCTGCAAAAATAGATACAAAAATAGATTCTTTTTGTTATTAAATTTGTACAATTGAAAAGAGTAAAAAGTATACAACGTATTCTGAAAAGATATGATACACAAGGGAGTAGCCCTATTATAATTATGGGTGATGACCTTAACCAATGGGTATGTAAATATAGAGATGTTCAAAAACTTTTCAATGAATTATTAGCTTACGAATTTGCTAAGTTGTGGAATATTTGTATCCCTGAAAGCGCTTTAATTGAGATAGACTATGACAAACATGTACAAACATTTAGTGAGAAAAAGGGCTTAGATCGAAGATTTTTTGAAAGAGAATGTTTTGGATCCTGCTTTTTAGAGGAAGCTCTTGATGTCAATAAATCTATGTTGGGTAACAAAGAAATCGTTCGGAGAATAAAAAACAAAGATGATTTTTTAAAAATTTCTCTTTTTGACATCTGGCTTTCTAATGAAGATAGAAATTGTGGGAATTACAATCTTTTGCTTAAAACCATTGAAGGAGGAGGAGGATATACCCTTTTCTATATTATTGATAACACCGAAATTTTCAATTCCTCAATGGCTTACACCCAAGGACTTATGGATATAACAGAAGAGGATACCGTTTTAAATTCTGAATTAGCAGTACTTCTATTCAAAAAAGATACTCAGATCGTTAAAAAAATGAATACTCTGTTGAGTCTTTTCCCCTCTTTCGTTGGAAGTTGCAAGAAGGAACTAAGCAATATATATCAACAAATTCCTCAGAAATGGAATATCAATATAAGTGAATATGATCCAAAGATAAACGAACTCTTTTCTAAAAATTGGCTCGATATTTGCGAGAGGAATTTCAGAACATATATACAAACACAAATAATTATTTAACATGAATACTTTACTCTGCCCCATATACCTTTCCTCTAATGCTTTATCTAAAGACAGATTTAGCATAGGACTCATCATGGTAGGTCGTGAGGAAGCTTATTTTAATTATTCAGAGGAAAAATTAAACAAAGTAAAGCACTTATTTACTAATGATTCTTTCCTTGTGGTAAAAAAATATTTAAAGTCTGTTTATAAAAATTTCTATCCTGAACAAGAAAAATCGCTTTTTCCAGAAAATGAATTTTTAAAAACTTGGGCTAACAAGCAATATTTGTCATATCTAAATAAATATACAAATAATTTAGTTTGCTTTGGGGAAACTACCAATGTAGATATTGCTCTTAATGAGGATATTTTTAAAAAATTCTTTGAAATGTATGTCTTTCGTTATCCCTCACAAATAGACAAAGCAAAGGATATAGATATTTTAAAAAAACCTCAGTCTATCGCTTTCTATGAGAGAAATTCCGAAAAGGTAAATATTGATATTGAGATAACTAACAATGACATCGAGGAACTCCTTATAAGTACAAAGGTGAATTTCTTAGGGAAAAATGATGCCCCTTTTGCTGGAAATATGCTCAACTTACAGAATCGCATTCAATCACTGGGGAACAATATCAATAGCTTTATTTCTCTTACTAAGATCTTAGATAATGCCCAAAACAAAAAAGGGAAATATTTCCTTGTAGGAGAGGAACCTGATAAAGAACTCAAAGAAAATCACAAGCTCTGGAAAGAATTGCGCAATACCAAACTTATAGAATACACGGAGCTGCGGGATATTGATAGAATTTCTGATTATATCACAGAATATGGAATAAATCCTTACTTTGCCGCCTAAAAAAGCCCCCAGAGATGGGGGCTTTTAGTTTTCTGCTCTCTTAATTCTCTCTTTACTTTTCAATCCTAAGAGCCTACAGACAAAGGGCTTCAAGCACAAAACCTCTCTTAATTCTCTCTTACACTCTCTTATGAGACTACTAAAAAAGCCCCCATTGCTGAGGGCTTCAGTTGTTAAATAAAATTCAGTCAATGACTACTGAATGCTGTTTGCGGCGCGGCGAATACGTTCGGAAATATCCAGCAAGGCGCCTTGTAGTTGTATTTTTTCTGCTTCGGTAAAGCCACCCTCGCCACCATTGCCATCGCGACCATGGAGCTTGTTGTAAATCCATGAAGAGGACTTCCCAAAATAATCGTGTGCGATTTGTCGCCAAGAGACATCTATAGAGATGTCGTCCAATTGTTGCATCATCGTGATACGTTCCTGTTTTTGTACTGTTATTGCCATAGTATGAATATTTGTTGAAAGTAAGCCCTCTTGGGAGGGCTTACTGTTAGTCTCTGTCAAGTAGGTCATCTAAGAGCTCCTGAATGTAACGAATTAATGATTTTGATCCGTTAGGGTAAGCCTTTTTGTAGTTTCGGATAGCTTGAATAAGCTCCCACTCTTTGTCTGTAAGCTCGCGGCTTTGAGTTTCTTGATTTGTCATAAACTATTATTTTATTTAACACCGCAAAGATACTGCGAATATTCGCAATATCCAAATTTTTCCCCAAGTTTTTTTACTCTTAAATATGTTAAAGTTTTTCTCCCTCTCTGACCACTGACTACTGACCACTAACCACTAACCACTAACAAGTTAGGAACGTATCCTCCCAGTCTGCGGGATTGACTACCAGCGGCGCCTTGGTCTTAAAATGCACCTCCACATCTACCCCGTACAAGTGTGCTTGTGGCTCCTCGATCGGGAAAATACGCGTCAAGTCCTTCTCAAAGGCACCGTATAGGAAATGATCCCGCTGGTGACTGTCCCACCTGATACGCGCCAAGAGCTGCAAGGCAATACGCTCCGCTTGGTCTATCTTCTCCTGCTGCCCCTCAAAATCATCGTGCGGCGCATCGGCATACACGATACTAAAGACGAGCTTACGACGCCCCAAGGTGTTCAGCTCGCCCCCGTCCAAGCCCAATTCATAATCATAGATCGCCAAGAATGGAGAGGCGATCCCCGAAAAGCTACTTTGCTTTTCGATAATCTCACGGGAGAAATACCCCACGTGCTCCTGTATCACCTTATGCTTTTCAGCCAAGTGATGAAAATAATCTTTCAACTGCTTATACATACGTTTTTTTTTAAATTTTCCTCTTTTTTCCCAAAAACCCCGATTTTTTTTTCCTACATTTCCTACAAAACCTACAAAAAACATAAGTTACTGAAAATCAAGATAAATATTTTTTCAAAGGGGCTTTTTCGTGTTAATTTCCCTTAAATTCTTGTAGGAAAACCGCATTTCATTTTCCTACACTTTCCTACAACTTCCACATTTTCCTACAAATCCTACGCCTTTTCCTACGCTTTTTTAGCTTTAAATAACTGATTTATAAGTAAATAAACCCTTGTAGGAAATGTAGGAAAAAAAACAGCACTTTTTAGCGCAAAAGTGTATTTTTCAAAAAAAAAAATGCACTTTTCCATTTTCTCTCTTCTCTGCTGGCATTAATCATTAATCACTATTGGCATTAATCATTAGAAATAGAGTCCCGATTTCTTGGCCACAGGCTCCCTAAGTACGAGCGGCTCGCCTTGGTAGCAGGGGAACAATGCAGGGTGTGCCTTTATATATTGTAATAGCAGGTCCCTATATCTTTGCGCCCGTTCCAGGAATCCCTCCTTAAGGGCTTTTAGCTGGGTGTCGCTCAGCAGCATGGACTTCTGCCAAGGCAGCTGCTCCCATTGCAGCACGATTCCCGAAGTGGTATAGGTAAGCCCCTGCATAAAGACGGCATCGGCCAAGGTGTAGTAGCCCACGATCTTCCTAAGCAGCCCCAGCGCCGTCTCGTCCCCGCGTATATCCGAGAGCACACAGGGCGACAGCTGCGGGGCTATGTACAACTCCCATATATCCCGCATCAGGGGCAACAGCCGCAAGAAGATCTCGTACGAATCCCCTATGGAATACAGCGCCGACAGCTCCCGCGGACTGCCAAAGAGCGACCCCGCCACCTCACGGGCAAAGGGCAACTCCGCCCCAAGGGAACTCGTGGAGAGGAGCGCCACAGCACCATTCAGAGCATGATCCCCTATGCGTACCGCGTTCAGCCCATAGTCTCGCACATCCCACCAGGGCGAGCGCTCCATCTTATTATCTTGGTATGCATTGGCACCCGTACTGGACAGGTGCATTTTGACAAAGGGAATACTATAAGCAATGGCATAGTTGGCCACAGCCTTTTTCACCCCCTCGTATATCTCAGCTTTGCGCGGCATAACAAAGGAATCATCGGAGAGCTTCTCCCAGATCACCTCCCCGATAAGCGGACGTACCCGCTCACTAATAGCCGTATCTATATACGGCCTAAGGATCTGTATATCCAAGTACTTGGACACATGGATATACGCCTTAATCTCTTCAATTCGTTCAAACATATTCTTTTTTTCCTACAAAAATAAAAGTCCTTCCCCGCTTGGGAAAGGACTTATCAAAATAAGCATGTCTAACTAATTTACGATTACCTGCTGCCCATTAGGGTTCTTGTCCAAGGTCGTAAGGTTAATATTTGGGAAATTTCCGTATAGGCTCTCGTCCCAGCCGTTCCAGTCCCTTATCCGCTCGAATATCTCCAAGGTACGCAAACGCTTGATCGGCATACGTGTGGAGAGGATCGTATAGGCCTCCCGCTTGTCCGAGCCACTCCCGCTGAGGTTCTTTCCCCCTGGGATACCCGCCCCGAGCAAACAAGGATCTACCCCCATCGGGAAAAGTATCTCCGAGTTCCCCGCGCTGGCATCGGGCAGGAAGTTGCCGTCCTTGATCTTGTCATCTATGGGTACCACTTCTATACCACGTATGAGGTTCCCCGAGCTGTCACGAAAGAAAGGCGATAGAAAGGAGCGCCCCGCAGCCTTGTTCCCACTCATATGCTCGTCTATCGCCTTAATAGTCTTCTGCCGCTCTTGCTCCTTCTGCACATCGCTCATCTCCTGCCACTCATTGCGGCCAAACTTATGGGAGAAAAAGTCATCGGCCACATAAATGACAAACTTCAAGTTCAATTGGTTCTCAAACATATACTTTTTGAACGTCGGCACCGAGAGCACCACATCCACCCAACCATTGGCAAAGGAGCTATGCCACTTCACCTTAGGGTAATTCTTCTCCGTGGTAAGGGTACGCATCACTGGCACGATGAATTTATCCACCTTCTTTTCCTTGCAATACGCCTTAAGACTCTCCACCGAATGTATATCTGAGTAAAAGGGCACTTCCTCCGTTAGCTCCTCGTCTAAGGTACCTCCCCACGAGGTATTGATATACACCTTATCCACATAGCCCTTTTCAGGAGGTACGCCCAACCTACAATGAGCTGCTTGCTGCCTCTTTATGGATACGATCTTGTCCCTATTGGGCGAAAGCAAATACTCCACAAAGGCAATCCCGTAGGTCTCAAAGTCTTCCACGATCTCGGACATGGTAATATCCCAGCGACAAGCCTTAAAGAATTGGTTCAATTCAGGGAAAGAGTTACGTGCGCGTTCCTTGGTTACGATTCCTTCTTCTGTCTCCACGTCTTGGTATAAGCGGAAACCCAACCCATAATGAGCCGAGATCAGCACCTCCAGCCCTCCTATGGCCGCCCCTGTCTTATTGAGTTTTTCGGTCAGCTGCTGTGGGTAAAGGTTATCATCCCCCCACACGGAGTACTTATCCGTATCGGATAGGTCTTTTTTTGCCTTGGGCGCTGTAAGCCCATGCTTATTATCAAAGAGCACAGCCGCCCCACTCTTAGAGAGTATATACAAATCGTTATCTATTTTTTCCATCTCTCTTTTGTTAAAGAATCTATTATTTCTTTTTCATGCTCTGATAGTTCCCATTCAATAACATCCACTGCTGCTTTGATCTCTGCTGCTTTGATCTCTGCTGCTACCGCATGAGTTGTCAAAAATCCTGAGCCAAATATAGCTTTTTTATATTTCCTTTGGCTTTCCAATCCTCTACAAAAAACCAAGTCTTTTTCTCTTATCTTTATACCTACTCCTTTTTCTACAAGCCAAGCAATTTTGGATACGGTAACCACATTTTTAGGATATTTGTATTGAGGGAGCGCTCTGAGCACTTTCTTTTGTATAGTCTCTATCCTTTTTTTCAGATCTGGTGCTCCTATGATCTTATAATCTCCCAGCATATTAGTAACAAAGGAAGTTTTTACCTTTGCCCCATTTTCATAGGTTATATCTGCCGATGCAACTATTGCTGTATATTTTTGGTTCGTGCTAAAAAGGGTTAGGTGTGGTGCAAATAGAAAATACTTTACCCCCTTTTCATTGTAAAACCTTATAATTTGTGATATTATTGAAAAAGGAGGATTATCTACTACTACTGTTTGTTCTGTATATGTTACTCTTTCATAGTCTTCTCCTGGATAAAAAGGCCTTATTACTTCCAAATCTTCTATATCACATGTTTCTCTTACATAGTTTAGGACTTCTTCATATACATTTGCAGGAGTATAGCAATCATCTGTCGTTTTTTTAGGCTTAAATTTCTCCACAAATGCTTCATATTCTTTACTCATAATATGTTTTTAAAAATCATTCAATAAACTACTTCTTTCCCATTAAAAGCCACTATAAACAGGATAATAATTTTCTTTATCGTCCCGTCAGCAAGTTTAATATTTCGTGTCTTGTTGTCCCAGTGGTTAGGGTTTTTCTCAAAGTCTTTTTTAGCCTTGGGCTGTTGCATTAGGGTAGCATTATGGTATATCAGGAGCTTTCCACCAAATCCATTTTGCTTGTTATAGGTGCGTATTGCCAAGGAAAAGGGTATCGGCTTTTTCTCTGCATCTAATTTCCGCATTTCTGCCAAAGCGTCCTTTAAAAATATCTTTTCTACCAT